TCAAAAAAGGGTATATATTTTCTTAGATAAAAACCTTTATGATAAATATAAGAACAGGAGAGAAGAATTTGTGTCGTACACTACATCAGTTTATACATATACAGTCAGACAAATCGTTGTTGTCTTGTCAGGCACAAGCCCGAGGAAATATATGCCAGTCTATTCAAAGCCATTAACGCTAAACAAAGGGGTTGACAATCAACTACAGTTTCAGTTTCTGAATCAAGCACAGAAGCCTGTCGATCTATCATCGATTGCCACAGCAAACCAACAGATATCATTTAGAGCAATAAACTCAGACGGGACTAAGATTCTTCTCAGAAAAGCGTTAACGCCTGTCCTTGATGTCAACGGCATCTTTGTTCTTAACACTACAGCCGCTGAAATAGAAGATATTTCATCTCAGCAATGTTATTACTCATTAGAATGGCCAAGTGGTAACCTAAACTTACCTGTATTTGTCGATTCTAAGGCAGGAGCACGTGGTGACCTTAGCTTTGTGGATTCTATTCTACCTTCGTTTGTTCCTTCAGAAACTGTTACAATACCAACTGATCAATCAGTGCCAGGAGCAAATGCAAATGCTAACTCCGAAGCACTTACGTTTCTCTCAAGTGTCATTAACACACAAGACAATCCTATATTGACAACATCAATCGACTACGCAAACTATGTTGGCAACCTTACGATTCAAGGATCAACATTAGTTGATGCTGATTACTACGATATCAATTCATATCGATATGGTAACGCCGCAAACGGCAATAGTGAATCACGCACGATTGGATACACTATTAATGGATATCATCCTTATATCCGTCTCAAGTTTGAAGCAAATGTGGGTAACATAGTCACTATTTTGGCAAGATAAGATACCCGCTTTACTTGTTTTCTCTCTCGTTTTAGTTTATAATAACAGCTATGTTTGATATACTTACGGTTGCTCCGGGCAAAAAGAAAAAGACACAAAGCGGTTGGACTTCGTTCAATGCTCCGTGCTGTATTCATAATGGGCATAGCGTAGACAAACGTGGACGTGGTGGTATCAAACAAGACGGAGACAATTGGTCGTATCATTGTTTCAACTGCAACTTTAAATGCGGATTCAAACTAGGTAGAAACATTAGCAGAAACTGTCGTAGATTCTTAGGCTGGTGTGGCATGGATGACTCAGACATCAACAAGTGGTCATTACATTCTTTACAACATAAAGACTTGCTTGATTCTATTTTAACGAAAAAGAAACAACATGCAGTACCTAAGTTTAAAGAAGTTGAAATGCCAGTAGGGGAATTAATTTACACTGCTAATCCAAAACATAAAGTTTACATTGATTATCTTACGACAAGAGGAATGACTCACAATGATTATCCTTTCTTAGTCACGCCAGATGAAGAAGGTCGAAACTCACAACGATTGATCATTCCCTACACATACGAAAACAAAGTTGTAGGTAGCACGAGCAGATACTTAGACAACAGAGTGCCTAAGTTTATTAACGATCAACAACCTGGCTATGTATTTGGTATCGACTTACAAAAGGCTGATTGGAATATCTGTTTAGTTTTTGAAGGTATTTTTGATGCTATTTCAATGAATGGCTGTGCGTTGACTCATAACACAATTAATGACAATCAAGTTGGTGTGTTAAAGAAATTGGGTAAGAGAATTATTGTTGTTCCAGATCAGGATAAGACAGGACTAGAGATATGTGATAGAGCATTAGAACTAGGGTTTGACGTGTCTTTACCTAACTGGGCAGACGATGTAAAAGATGCAAATGATGCACTGATAAAATATGGCAAGTTAACTACTCTACTAAGTATACTTGATAATGCAACAAGCAGTAAGATAAAAATAGAAATGATGAGGAATAAAATTGGCAAACGAATATAATACAGATATGCAAGAACTTTTCTTGCGAATGATAGTAACAAATGCAGAGTTATTTGTGCGTGTTACTAACATATTCAATCCAGAAAACTTTGACAGAAAGCTAAGGCCAGTTGCAGAGTTTATGAGAGAACACACAATGGAGTATGGTATCTTGCCTAACTCTACACAGATCAAGGCAACGACTGGCGAGACTATTGAATCAGTAGACGATATGGACGAAGCACATTCTGAATGGTTTCTTAATGAGTTTGAATCATTTACTCGTAGACAAGAACTTGAAAGAGCAATTATGTCATCAGCAGACTTACTCGAACAAGGCGACTTTGGTCCAGTCGAAAAGTTAATCAAAGATGCTGTACAAATATCTTTACAAAGAGATATGGGAACAGATTATTTTGAAGATCCTGCGGCTCGTTTGAACAAATACTATAATCAAGGTGGACAAGTTAGTACTGGCTGGGGTCAAATGGATAGACTATTGTATGGTGGCATGTCCAGACAAGAATTGAATATCTTTGCAGGCGGTTCAGGATCAGGTAAATCGTTATTGATGATGAATCTTGCTCTTAACTGGTTGGCACAGGGCTTGAGCGGAGTATATATCACGTTAGAATTGTCAGAAGAATTAACATCATTGAGGACTGACGCAATGCAGACATCAATGAGTACAAAAGACATTCGTAAAGACATTGACAATACTGCTCTTAAAGTCAGAGTGGCTTCCAAGAAGATGGGACAGTATCGAGTCAAAGCATTAGCGGCTCAAAGCAATGTCAATGACATTCGCTCTTACTTGAAAGAGGTACAGATTCAAACAGGAATCAAAGTTGACTTTGTTATGGTTGATTACTTGGATCTTGTAATGCCTGTGTCAGTTAAAGTAAGTCCTAACGATCAGTTTATTAAAGACAAGTATGTATCAGAAGAACTACGTAATTTGGCACAAGAATTAAATATTGTTTTAGTCACAGCATCGCAGTTAAACAGAAGTGCTGTAGAAGAAATTGAGTTCGATCACAGTCACATTGCAGGTGGTATCAGTAAGATCAACACAGCAGATAATGTGTTCGGTATCTTTACATCACGTAGTATGAGAGAACGTGGTAAGTATCAACTTCAATGTATGAAGTCTCGTTCATCTACAGGGGTAGGTCAAAAGATTGATTTAGAATATGATATCAATACAATGCGTATTAGTGATCCTGATGCAGATACATTGTCAGCCGCAAATCAAGCACAGCCCACTGCACAAGCACTTATGGATAAATTTAAGACAACATCACAAGTTGGACAAGTAGATAGAGCAGTGCAAGACCAACTAGAACCTCCTACTAAAGCAGTTAAAGGTGTAGAAACAAATCCAAAGTTAAAGGCGATGTTAAATTCATTACAAGTTAATAATAAAGACTAAATACATACGAGGTAGGTAATAATATGCAAAAGAAAACAAGAAGTCTATTAGAAGAACTTGAAACCATTGGAGCTAATAGAAATATTCCAGATATGGTGGAGTCTCGTGCATCTAATGTTATTACTAGTGCCATCAATCTTATAGAGTATATCAGCCGTCATTATGATAGTGACCAAGCAGAATTACTTGAAAAAAAATTATTAAGTTCTATTAGAGGCAAAGACGTATCTCGCTTTTCTAAGACAATGAAAAAGGTAAAGTAAATGAAATTCGATGATGTAAAGAAAGTAGAAGAAGGTGTAATGTCAAACCTCCTAGGTCGTGGTGCGGCCGCCGGCATTAAATCAAATATAGGCAAACAATCAGGCCAAACACAAGAACACATTCTTGCACAAGATATTTTCTTACAAGATTTTACAAGTGATGCACTCGGTGCTATTCAAACTGCGGTTGATGCAGGTCTAATTGTAAAAGATGGAGAAGTAGTTGACCCAACAGACGTACCTGCTCCAGCAGAACCTGCCGCTCCTCAAGCACAAGCACAACCTGCAAAAGCAAAGGCTGTTAGACCACAAGGTGACGGCGGTAAAGCGGCACAAGCCGCAGTTCAAGCAACAAACAATTACATCAAAGGCATCTCTCAGCAAATGTCTAAGATACAAGACCCAAAGCAAAAAATGGAGTTATCTAAAGAACTAGTTAACTACATGAAAGATCGTCAAGGTCGTGCTGAATGGGAAAACGGTGTTAAGACAGCAGAAATGGTACTAAAGAAAAACTTAGATCCTAAATTTGCAATGGGTCTGATCGGACAATTAAAACGTCCACTGAAACAAGCACAACAAACACAGTCACAAAACCCTAGTGCGGCTCCTAAAGGAAACGTACAAGAAGCATATGATATCTATATGTTGAATAAACTTGCAGAAGCATGTGGCTTTACATTAAAGCAATTAGGTTACACAGTATTAACTGAAGGTAGACCAAACAAATATAGACTTGTACAGAACAACTATCTAAAACTTAACAACATCTTTGAAAGCATGTTAGGCGAAGCCGCTGGTACAAAGACAATGAAGCAGTTTGTCAATGACTGGTTAGCAAACTATATGCAAGGCATTCCAGAAGCAGAATACGGACCAGCATTAAAAGGAATCGTTGATGAATTTTCTAATGCATGGAACACTACTGGAAAATTAGATCAAACTATCCTAGGTAAATTAGGAAAAGGAAGTTATGCCGCAACCAAAACAGCAGGTGTGACTCCAGAAGGTGCTAAAGATGCACAGGGTGCAGGCCAAGCACAACCTGCGGCAGCCGGTGGACAAGCCGCTCCCGTACAAAATGCACAGCAACAAGCACAGCAACAAGCACAACCTGCTCAAGCACAAGCACAACAGGCTCAAGCACCTGCACAAGCACAAGGACAACCTGCACAGGCCGCTCCCGCTCAAAATGGATATCAACAAGCACAAGCAATCAAGTCTTCACTAAACAAATTGTACAGTGTTGATCAAGTTGTGTACAACGATCTTGTTAAAGGACTACAACAAAAGCCAGTTAAAACTGATGAGCCACCAGCAGTTGCAATGACAGGTAATGAAAAACCTAATCAAGTAGGCGGACCTAGTTTTACAGACGTAGCAACTAATCAAGCAAAACCTGCTGTAACTGAGTCAGCAAAAAGAGCAGAACGCATTGCTAAATTAAGTCTGAGATAACACATGAATCTCGGTGAATCTCTTGCCCATCTACGAGAAAGACTATATAAAATTACTTTAGTTGAAGGCTCGGGTCATTTAGAACACCCTGAGGATTTAGTGTTCTTACAAGATGAAGAAGGCGCAAGAAATGCTATCAAGCAGATAGAAAATACTATAAAATCTCCTGGTAACATTACAATCAAGTGGGACGGTTATCCTGCTCTGATCTTTGGTCGTGGTGCAGATGGCAAATTCTCTATCATGGACAAGCACATGTTCAACAAAAAAGACGGCACTGGCAGACAAGTGTTTTCTCCTAAACAATTCCAAGAATATGATATTGCACGAGGCGTAAACAGAGGTGACTTGTATAATATTATAAACTCAGTATGGCCTGGACTAGAAAAATCAGACAGAGGTGGTACTGGATTCTATTGGGGAGATTTGTTATTCAGTGAGCCATTAAAAGAAAACGATGGTAAGTTCACTTTCAAAGCCAATCCTGGCGGTATCACATATACTGTTGCGGCTGATAGTGAAGTAGGACATTTACTTAGTGGCAAACAAGCCGCCATCGCAGTTCATCAATTTATTCCACCTGATGCTATATCAACTGACCAAGCAGAGTCACTTAACGGATCGATTGGTAATCTAAAAAATGATTCAACCGTTGCTGTTGTCCCTAGTAAAATGCCAATAACACCAAAGTTAAAACTAGATCCTAAATTAAAACAGACAGCAGAATCAGAAATTGCAAAGCATGGTAATGCAGTCAAAGCATTGTTCCAAACAGCACCGCAGGCACGTAATGGATTCAATATGTTGTTTACTGTCTATGTAAATAAGAAGATTGTATCAGGCGATTTATCAAACTTATACAATGATTTTGTAGAATTCATCAAAAATAGAAAGATGACCGACTCTATGAGAAACAAACTTATGATGCACTTTGAAGCACACAAAGACGGTATCGTGGGTGCATTTAAAATATGGATTGCTCTATATAATCTCAAACAAAACGTTGTTGATCAACTCGACAATGCCGCTAAATCAAGTCCTGTCAAAGGATTCTTAGATGATGGCACTGAAACACATGAAGGTTTCGTTGCTAATGGTCTTAAATTTGTCAATCGAATGGGCTTTGCTCGTCAAAACTTAGCCGCTAGAGGCTAAACCCAAAACCTCCTTTTTTTGTTCCTGGCATAAATATATGTATGAAAGGAATATAGGATTCCCTTCAAAATAATATAAAGATACGCATAGTATCTTTGAACATAAAAGGAAAATAATCATGGCACAATTTACAAAAGCAAATAGTGACTTTCAACCAGTATTCCATCAGGATGCGGCTTCTTACACAAATGGCGGATTAAACGCTTATACTACTGGCGAAGCAGTTAACGTACAAGGACCAAAACTTCAGTTCGGTATCGTAACATTTACTGGCGAAGCAACAGCGGCTCTTCCAGGCGCAGACTT